TCTGATTCTGTTAATTGCTCATCGTAATATCTAAGGTCTTTTACTCTACCTGCAAAGTTATCTACATCTCCATCTGTAAACCCTATGTGAGTATAAGAAGAAGCGTCTATAGCACCTTGCGTTCTTGAAGACGCTAAAGCACCATTCACATATATATCGTAACCTAAATCAGTAGATACTATTGCTATTTTAAGCATTCTACTATAAGTAGAATATTCTATCTTAAAGAAAGAACCACTTACTATAGATTCACCTATAAATTGACTAATAGTTATGCCGTCAGTTAATGTAGTCATTCTTATTGTATTATCATCATCTCCGTTGTTTATAGAAATCCTCGCATTTTCTTGAAGGTTGCCTTCCATATTCAATTCAGTATATAGAACAAATTTAGGTGATGTTAAATCTATATTCGAGTTATCTGTAACTATATCAACTGCTCTTGTGATAGCAGTCGCTTCTGTAGGAATATAAGATGACGCAAAAGTGTTCTTTTCTAACTGAGAACCCCAAGCATAAAATGTAGCTCCTAAAGGATTACCTACTTGCTCCATTCTTAACTGAAACCCTCTATCTGTAGCGTCTGCAACTTTTATGCCTGTTTCGTATCTTACCCACTCATCTGTTAATGTGAATGTATCTGTAGTGCCTGAACTACCCCCTGAATTGTTACTTAGTCTCATCTTAACAACTTCTCCACCTTGTTCCCCTTTTAACCAAATAGACAACACATAATCTTCTCCATTAACAACTGTAGTATTCTGAGTAAAAACTGCGTCTTGACCGTTATTAATATACTCTATTTTAGCACCACTTAAAGTGCCATCGGGAGATATAATATCATCTTCTGTGATAGTTAAGTTATTTGGAGCTAAAAACTTTAACCAATTTACTTGGTCGTTAAAGTTAGATTGAGAATATACACATTGATTTGTAGAAGTTCTTTCTAATAATAACTCAGGACAATTTCCATTAGTGTAGTCTAATCTTGGAATGTTAACAGCAACTTCTTCTACTAAACCATCTTTATTTATTCTTGTAGCAGTTGAGCTTCTTGTAAAAGCAAAGTCTCCATCTCCATTAGCAGGAAGTACAGAATATATTTTACTCGCCTTGTACGCACTTGGTATTAAAGCTAATTTTGGATTTATCATTATCTATCTTCTTTAAGTATTTTTTTAATTTAGTTACGTTAGACTCTTTAGTCTTGTATTTACCAATATTCTTTTCCATTATATAAACCAACCACCCGTATAGTTAACATCTTTATCAGGGTACATATCTTCACTCTGATTGTCGTTATACTCAGGAAACTTATTAGAGTTATTACAGATATAATCCATAAATCTTCTAGTGTAGAACTCAGCAGTATCTTTAGCTTTTTGAACAATGTAGTCCATTTCTTCTTTACTTACCGTGTCAGAGTTTTCACTTCTATGCTTGAACATACCCCCATTAGAGATTTGAAACATACTATAAGGAAGGTAAGTAGCTTGCGTGTACCATATCAACATAGGCTTAATATACTCATCTAATAGATGCCTGTAATCTTTGTTAGCTACATCTCTAATAGTTCCTTTTACTATCTTTTCTTGCATAGCTTTATACAAACGACCACCTAAATAGTTTTGTATGTTTATATCTTGAGCTATCTCAATATATTGTAGTATCTTGTCGCTATCTACAGCTCCGTCTATAATAGACTTCTTCTTTAACTCTGCTACACTTATGAATAATGCTTTCATCTTATATTATTTACTTGTTGGGTATGCTCCTCTATCAGGCATATCTATTGGTCTTATTGGTGCTTCTTCAGGTGTATTAGGTTGAACGAAATCCTTCTTAGGTTCAACTTGCTTTCCACCTATTTTCTTGTATACTCTCATCTCCCAAGAGTGATGACAGTTCTTTCCTCCTTTAAATTTTAGTAAGCTATAATTTTGTCTGTTATGACCTAACTCTTTGTTTACACCTCTAAAAGACATCATATTAATATCTTCTTTTCTAAACACTACGTTGTTAGCAGTAAACGTTTCCATATGCTTACAAAACTTTCTACTCTTAGGATTGTTTCTAACAGGTGTATATGCATACCTAACCTTATACACACCATTATCTTCCTTTGAGTCTAACTTTGGGTTAGCTTCGGCTAAATCAGCTATTTTAAAGTCCTTTTCTGCGTCTTTTACGATTTCAGAATGTACTAGCTCCCAAGAGTCATCAATCGTCTCTCCTAAGCCCTCTAATTGGCTTAACATAACATCTCCTTCATCATCTGAGAAATCACATAGCTCTTGTTTATCAGAACTAAGTTTTTCTCCTGTCTCTTCTTCTCTCTTAACTTTAGTAGATATGTTATCTAATTCAGTAAACTCTATTGGCTGAAGAGTAGTAAAGTAAAGGTTCATAACAACACCATTGCATAAAAGTATTTCTTCTAATGCGTGAAGTATTTCATCCTGAAGAGGTCTGATAATTACGTTATCCATAAGTACAGATGCTGTTCTAAGCTCTTCTGCATTGTTACCGAAACCTGTGTTGTCCTTAATACCTAATAAGATAGGAGATACAATACCGTGTCCTAACATAATCTTCTCTCTAGCTTCATCAGACATAAACTGATATTGAGCGTGAGCATCAGGTAAATGTATAGGTTCTAGGTCTGCTTTAGTTTCTTGTGATTCGTTAAAAGCAAGTATAAACTTACCTGCATTAGAACTTCCACTAAACTTATCGTATATCTTCTTTTCTATAATAGCTTGTGTTTCCTCAGAAGGAATACCGTTGTTGAAGTTAACTAATAGAGACGGTTGAAGACCATTTTTGATATTGTTGATGTGATAGTTTGATACCTCTTGCTCTAAATCACAATATTGCAAACACCCATTATATGCAACAGGAGAGTAGTAATAAAAACCACTTCTATAAGGTTTTATAACGTAAAGCTCATTAAGTTCGTTTCTTTTTCCGTTCTTAAATGTAGGTATTCTTTTAGGCTTGTCAGAAGTCTTAATCTCACTCCACTTAGGGTGATAATAATACGCTTCAACAACACCCTTTTTATTAGCTTTCTCAGCTCTCAATGTTTCCATTGGAAAGTGAGTTACTTTAAGTATTTTAGTTTTAGTCTTATTGTAAGATAACTGAAGAACACCTTGACCTAACATATAGTAGTCATTGATAACTCTTTTTATTTGTCTTCCGTTAAATAAAGACTTCATAAGTAAGTAGTCTTTAGGTCTATCCATTCTATCGGTAGATTCTAAACCTCTACCAAATACCATATCAACAATACCGTTGATACATCTTGAGTTTGTAGGAGAACCTAAGTACTTGTCTATAAGACTCTGAAAGTAATTGTTGTCCTGTCCGTAAATAACCCAATCCTTATTATACTCTTCCTTAACTAAGGGAGCATCATAAGACGCTAAGTTAACTACTCTAAAATTCTGTTTATCTTTACTCATAATTTATATATTAACCAAATACATATCCTGTTCCTGACTCTGTATTTTCTGTATAATCTGACTGCGTATCCATTCTACCTTCAAACACTATTATATCTCTATATCTGCATTTATTTGAAGCACCAAGTAACTTTATTGAGAAAGTTGAATCATTGGTTATATCTTCACTATCTATAAAATCTGAAAAACCAAATTGAACATAACTTGCAAATAATTGAAACCCAACTTCGTATTCTTTTTTAGACTCTTGGTTTGTTAAAACTACCTTAGATATAGAACCATCTCTACCCGTAAAGTGTAGTATTCCATATCTATTAGTTATAGCGTCTGTGTAATTTAATATAGTCATACTAATATAACAATTTAGTTGTTTTTTATTTTATTTAAACGAAAAAGAGAGGGTTTCCCCTCTCTCTAACAAATTATAACAAAATTAATTAATCTAATTACGGATTAATAACAGAAGCGTTAATAGTGAATCCTGCTACGTCATCGATAATCGCAGAATCAACAAATAATGCAGGAGTAGTTTCCTTACCCTCAAAAGTAATGTTGTAACCGTTAAGGTCTCCCATTGCACCACCTGTAGAAGTAGATACAGAAAACTCAACACCATTTTGAGCACCTGCTAATCTAAAGTTACCATTGTAATCTTCTATGATAACGTGAGGTCTTCCGTAAGAAAGTAATTTAAGTTCCTTTTGCGTAGCTTTATCTTGTTTCTTTAAAACAATGCTACCTGTTTGAGTCCAAAAAGAAGTACCGTTATCTCTTGAAGATTCGTTAGTCTCTTCGAAAGTATTGTTATCTCCTCTAAGCTCAAATTTAAATGTATCAACAGCAGATGCTAAAGCAGTAATCTCTTCGTCAGTACCTAATGTCAATCCATCGAACATATCAGCTGTGTAGTTAGCGATATAGATGTTTCTTAAACCACCTACAGACTCTTTACACGCTTCAGTTCTTCCTGATGTAATATCACAAGCCATATTTAAATATTTTTTATTAGTTTATATTAAAAAAGGGATAGGTAGAACCTACCCCTCTTAGTTTAGTTTTCTGCAATTAATTATGCAGGAGTATAAAGTACTAATTCAGAACCGATACCAAAGTTTACAGTTGCAGACATACGCATTACAACTCTAACATTTTGTGAACCATCGATGTCAGCTAAATCGATAACCTTAACTTCATTTTTGTCGCTAAGTACACCACAACCGTACATTAAGTTGCTAGTTTGACCTGCTAAGATGTAGTTAGAAGGAATACCGTTAGACATAAAGATAGATACACCATCGAAAGATAAAGCACCGTTGTTGTACCATTGAGTACCTTGTGCTCCTGTACCTGAACCACCTAAACCGTTAGCACCAAATCCACCTAAAGCACGAACATAAGCTCTTGCTACGTTTGGAGCAACATATAGTTTTAAATCTTCTTTTCCGTAGATTTCTTGTGGAATAGCATCAACAACTTTTCCTAACTCATCGATTACATTGTCAGCAGTAATAGAAGTACCAACAACATCAACAACATCAGAATCAGCAGTAGCTAAAGCGATAAGACCATCAAATTCTCCTTCGTTAGCGTCAGCACCATTCCAAATAGTTTGCTCCATTTTTTCAGCAACTTTACCTGCCATATACCCAACTAGGTAATCTTGGAAAGATGGAGGTAAGCTATCGTGAGCTGAGAATCCCATAGAAATTGCATCCCAATCAGAACGGAAATCAGCCTTACATAACTGTACGTTTACTTGAAATTCTTTAGGGTCTAAGTAACGCTCAGTAAGAGTTACAGTAGATGTAGCGTTGAAATCACAACTTGCATCTTTTAAGATATCGTCAGTAGATAATACTTTGATAACTTCTCTAAATTTAACATTTGGTTTAATAGTGATACCACCTGCGTCTAATGTGTTTGCAGATAATAAACTAGCAGAAATGAAACCTTGTAATTTTTCACCTGCGTAAGTAGTAGTAATACTTGTAGTAGTAGCCATAACTTAATTTTTAGTTTTAATATTTTTTTATTTAAATAGTTTTGAGAATACTCTGTCTTGTGTAGTTTGGACTCTATTAGCACTAAATTGTACTTGGCTAGACTCTTCAACTAAGCTCTCAGGAGAGTGAGCAATCTCTGTAACCTCTTCTGAAAGTTCTTCTTTTTGTTCGCTTAATTCAGCAGGAACGTCTTTTTTGTACTCTTTTCTGATTTCTTCTAATGCAGAAAGTATTTCTAACATCTCACTCTTTAAAGAGCTTAAATCTTCTTTAGTAGCAAATTCAACCTTCACAACTTCTTGAACTTCTTCTGTTTCTTCTTCTTTAGCCTCTTCAGCTAATTCAGTAGCCTCTTCCTTAACCTCTTCAGTAACTTCTTCAGCTACTTCTTCAGATAATTCTTCTGCTACAACTTCTTCGTTAGCTTCTTCTGCTTGAGCTTCAACTTCAGTTTCTTGAGTTTCCTCAACAACTTCTTCTTGAACTTCTTCAGAAAGAAACACACTCTGTAGTTTGTTTAAAATTTCTGTTGCTTTCATAAAATACATTTTATCAATTAATAATATAACAATTTAAAATATTTACGTTTTATTTTCATTCATTTACCTCTGAGCGACCTATGTTGTATCTGCTCAACGATTGAATTAATACAGGACACTCAAATACCTCTCCACCATCAGCTTCAACTCTTATGTTAAAGTTTGATTTAACTACTTGTCTAGTAATATTAGAATTACCTTGACCTACCAAACTACCAATACCGTGAGGTAGGGCAGAATAATACATTCTACCCTTTTTCTCACAGTTGCAGTTATTTATTGTGTAAGTATTCTTACAAGGACAATACGTTGCTCTCATTATGTCAATCCGTTTATGTTAACAGTTTCAATATCATTACTAACAATACTATTTAATTGCAGATTATTATAGTTTTGGTCTGAAGTAGCAACTTCGTTTCCGCTATTTAGACTTGTTTTACTTTTTGTTTTTTTAGCCATAAATATTTGTTTTAAAAAATTAAGCATAAGATTGCGTTTTTTGTATAAAGTACACTATATCCCAAATTTGAGCATTACCGCCTGTTGCAACTATTTTCCAATTAGACCCATTATCTACAAAATTTTGGTCTGCATAGTATTGAAATACTTGGTGAAATTCGTGTGTGGTATCATTGCCTTTTGGGAACGGCACATCTACACCAACCCTTTCGTATGGTGTTCCGTTTGTAGCGTCTAATTGTAATCTTAAATATGTTTGGTTAGCATTAGGTGCAGAACACTTAAAAACAATAGTCATTAAATAAACATCATTCAAATTGTCCGACAATACTTTTCTTGTTGTGCCGTTATAGTAATCTATTCCATTATAACTTCTATAAGCAGAATCAGCGTTGTTTGGCATTTCAATAGATACACCATCAATTAAAGTTAATTTACTTGCCTCTGTAAAATCGCCGTCATCGTATCTAGTCCAACCTAAACCTGTTTTACCGCCCGCTTGGGGGTATAATTTCACCCATTCACCATTGTAAACAGTCCAAACACCCGATTCGGTAGTTACATAAGCTCCGTTTTCTATGTTGTACGTTAAACGCTCTGCGTCTGTACTTGTGCCTGCGTGTACCTTGTAACTTGTATTTTTAACCATCTATTTCTTTTAGTTTACTTATCGCCCAATTAATACCTGCTGAACCTCCCCAACAATCCCACATTAATTTTCCACATCCTTCAGAATAAGGTACGTCTTTGTTTTGTTGATGTCTTTTAAATGAAGCCATACGAGCAATAGTTGAACGAGTTAAAGGCTTTCTGTTAGCTAACTGAGACGCACGAGTCCAACCAACTGAAGTGCCACAACTACTACCGTTCTCTTTTTTCCATTTTAAAGCTCTTTTAGCGTTGTTTGTAGCACTTTGAGGGTAATCACTATAGCTTTTTAATTTAACTCCATTAGAAGCCATTAAAATCTCTTCTATCTCATAAATTTTAATTAATTCATCAACAGACATTTCTTCTTCAATGCTTTCTTGTGGTCTCTCGTCTTTTTTATCTGTGAAGAACCCTTCTATACTAAACCCTTTAACACGCTTAGTCTTAACAAACTCTTCCCATATCTCATCGTTGTTTACCTTTACAGAAGCCATCCAAGTTCCTATTGGCATTTCTAATCCGTACTTACGAGATTTGTCGTGTACCTCGTCTTCTACTATCCAAGATTCAACAACAGATAAACCACCTATAGCTACTTCGTGTTCTAAAGTGCTATTGTTTTGTTTACCTCTTGATAAGAATAATTCAGATGCTTTTCTTACTGTATCTTCAGAGAAATGTATATAATACTCTTGCTCTGCGTTGCGTCTGTAAATCTTCTTGTTTGGAATTAAGACAGCTCCCATAAGAACTCTCTTTTCGTTGTCTACCTCTGCAAGTTTTACCTCTTGAGATTTAAGTGCTATAAAGTCTTCTTCTATAGCAGGGTTCTCTACGATTGAGATGGCTTCTATGCCACCCCATTCGCTATCTTCGTCTATGAATAATTCAAATACTTCTAAGTCTTTCATATTAATATAACAATTTAGTTTGTAATTATTTTATTTAGTCTCCTATTGTTGCACTTGTCTGTATAGCGTTATCTAACTGTTGTTGTGATGTCATTTGAGACGATACAACATACGCTTGTACAGGGTTTCCTAATTGACCTGCTATACCTTGAGCTAGTTGATTCTCTCCTGTAGAGCCTACTAGATTGAAGTCAAATGTACGACCTCCTCCACCACTAGCACCTGCACTAGAAGAACCTCCTCCACCACCTCCACTACTTCTTGATTGAAGTGTTGTAGATAATATTTGAGCTATAGATAAACCTGCACCTATATTGTTTTTTGTTTTAACCGCTTGAGCACCTGCCATTATAGCTCCTGCTGATGCTATACCTGCATTACCTGTTTTAACCATTGCACCACCCCTAATAGGGTCTACCACAGACAACATTAGACCTGTAGCAACAGAAGCTGTACCTTTAGCTGTCAACTCTGCTGATTCAGCAGTAGCTGTATTCATTAATTGTCTGTTTGCAGATTGGGTTTTTATTATTATTCCTGCAATAGCACTTCCTTTCTCTAAAACTAAAGCTAAATTAGCTAACGCTTCGTTCTCTCCTGCTATGTTTCTGAATATAGTTCCTAATCCGCTAAACCAAGATACATACTGTTCATTTATGCTTCTTTTAGAATCAACCTTCATTTGTTCTAGCTCTAGCTCCCTAGTAACCATATCTGTTTGAAACTGAAATCTATCTTCTGCAATTATAGCTTCTCTTTCTGCTAACAAAAAACCTTGATTCTTCAAGTTCTCTAACTTAATAGCCAATGTTTTCTCAAAGTTAGCTTGTTCCTCAGCCATAAGGGCTTCTTTTATAGCAATCTGCTCATCTACTCCCTCAGCACCTACCTTGCTTTGCGGTCTACCTAAAGAACCTGCGTTAGTTCCATCGTATCTACCTAATCTTGCTTGAGCTTCAGCTTGTGCTGACTTTAAATTAGCCCTTAGTATTAAGTCATTAAACTTCTCTGTTATCTCCAACCTTTTTCTTTGAGTTTCCGCTTCTTGTGCCAACTTCTGCTTATCCGAAGCTATATCGAATTGAGCTTGAGCATCTTTTAACGACTTATCTAACTTTGCTTTTTCTTTTTCGTAGAATATTTTGGTTTTTTTGCTATTCTTAAATTCTTCGACAGACATATCTTTTCTTGATGCCTCAGTCTCTAGCCATTGTTGAAACCTTAACTTCTGTTTCTCTACAAAAGTATCGTGTGTTAACTTTAAGTCTTCTACAGCATATCTTTGGTCTATCTTTAATAGATTCATAACGTTACGCTCCTTAGACTTTTCAGTATCTCTCTGTTGCTGAAGTATAAAGTTCTGCAAGTCTAAAACTTGCTCCTTAAATATTCTGTTTACTCTTTCTCTTGTCTTTTTAGTTCCTTTTATTTCTATATCCTCTATTTCTTTCTGTCTAGCCTTCTCAAGCATAGAAGTATCCCAACCATATCTCTTAGCTAGTTCTATTAACCTAAAATACTTAGATTCAATAAGACGAACCTCTTGCTCGTACTCAGTACCCAAGCTGTCTATATAATCACTCTCTGCTTGAGTTATCTCTTCTAATGCAGAAGCCTTATCATCAGCTTCCATATTTCTTATCTTTCTTAAAGCTTTTTCGTAATCACTTAAAGCACCTGTTATATCTCTTATTTTTTCCTCGTAACTTTCGATAATCTTAGTTTTTTCCTCATACGCATCGTTATCACTAACCTCGTCTCTTTCCTTTTTATATAAGTCAATTATCTTCTTTAACCCTACTATGTTTTTGTCATTAGCATCAATAAACTCCTTGCGAACCCTTAGGTAATCTTGCTCAGACTTAGATTTTGCCTTTGTTAAGTCTATCAATTCTTGCTCCAACTTAGCTAAGTTCTCTTTTCTTAGTTTTTCAGTAAGTACTCTACTAGCTCTTGCGTCAATACCTTTAATTGAAAGGTTGATTCTTTTATCTTCTAATTCAGCTATCTGTTCGTCTAAATCTTTTTGTTCTTCAAGGTTTTTAGTTCTTGCTCTAGTTAAATCTATCAAGTCTTTGTAGCGAGATTCTTGTTGACCTAAAATGCTATTGATTTCTTCCATTTTAATCTTAAACTCCTCAACATCTGATGTAGCTTCTTTTTGACGCATACTAAACCTCTCTATAAGCATTATTACTGTCTGAAATCCTACAATTAAACCTAGAGGACCCATAAAGGCACTTTTAAGAGCTTGTAAACCACCTGTAAGACCTCCTGCACTCTTTACTGTAAATAAAAGGTTTGAAGACAACTGAGACAAGTTGTTAGCCATACCTTGAATCCCGTAGTTGGAATCAGATATAGCTCTACCTAATTCTAAAACAGAAGACGAAGCACTACCTGAAGCATTTTTAACTTGATTCTGAGTTCTAGCTAATTTCTCATACTCTTTTTGAGTTATTTTTATTGATTTTATATTAGCACCTGAACCTGTCTTGGATATTGCAGTGTTTAATTCATTCGCTGACTTCTCTGCGTTCTTAACAGTTAAGTCTATGTCTTTATACCCTTTCTGTGTAGCTTTTAGTTTGACTGCGTTACCACTATCGTCTACAACTAACTTAAATACAATTTTTTCTAATGCCATTATCTGCGTTTTATTACGTTTTTAAATTCTTTCCAATTTGTAGGTGATTGGTATTTACCTTTTGCTATTTTTATATCTTCGTCATCAACTAACCAATCATTAGATGCTAACATTTCTATTATCTGCTTAATCATAATATCCTAAATCATTAAATAATTCTAACTTAACCTCTCCTTTATTAAGGTTTATATCTATGCTATTTATTCTGTACTTTATACTATTTATTATAACAATATCTTTTAATTCTACGCTAGTTATTAAATGAGACGGTAAATATGCAGTACTTTTTACTATTCTACTCCTTTTATCGTATATAGACAATACATATCTAGTCCAATAATTAAAGGTTAAACTGTTACCGTTATAAGTTCCACTATACTCATCAAACTCACTACCAAAGTGTATAGAGTTATTAGTATCTTCGTTTATATTAGTAGCCTTAATGTATTGGTTTATTTCTGTTTGATTCAACTTATTCCAACCCACAAGGTAATCTCCTTCTTCCATTTGAGGATTTTCATCAAAAGCGATAGTGTAAGGAGGATTTGTTGCAGTACCTAAAGAAACTTTTTCAGGGTAAAACAACACAGGTTTTGTAACCACAGGATTCTGTTCATCACTAACAGACCAACCCCAACATACATCTGTTTTTGTAGATGTACCTTGCTGATTCATTCTTTCAAACATCATTCTCTCAAACTTAGGCTTAACATCATAAGAGCCACCATCGAAAGCTAATAAGTCTCTTAACTCAAGAGATGCAAATAAGTTGCTTAATCTTTCGTTACCAAACTCGTCTCCTGTTATTTCATTTGACTTAATTATTGCAAATGTCTTAGGGTCTTCAAACTCTAAGTTGACTTCAGAAAATAGTTTAGCTCTTCCAACGTTTCCACTTGACGTATCTACATAGTCAGTTATATCAAACTCTTGTCCTGACTGATAATAACTGTCAAGTGTCTGAACGTATATCTCCCCTTCTTCAAAGTACGTTGTAAGATTAAACATCTTAAAAAGAGAAGTAAGGAAATCCATAACCTTCATCTTAGGCATCTGAGAAGTTATAGTTGTTATTCCTGCACCACCTATAGGAAAAGTCTGTAAGTTTAAAGCGTTAAAGTTGTATAATGAGTCAGAAGACCAAATACCACCTGATTTAGTAAACTTTGTAAGTGTTATATCTATACTCCATTCAGTAAAACCACCATCTAGACTTTCTATGTATATATCTAACGGATAAGCACCAAAACCTAATGCAGGTGCATATGGATTGCTAGTATCGGGCTTGTAGTCTATAGATATGGTTTGAGTTCCTGTTTGTATAGATTGATAACTAACTCCACTACCTATAGACGGTATTCTAACTAAATACTCATCTGTAGTACTACCTGCACTTGGTGTTATAGTTATATCTAACTCATAACCTTGAAGTGGAGTAAGAGTTATGTCATCTATATCGGTATCTCCCGACCAAGTAGGGCTTCCTGTAGGTGTAAAGTCTGATAAGTTGTAAAGTTTACTAGATTGACTAAGTTGCTCGTCTATACTACCTGCTTCTCTATTTAACCACATAAAAAGATTGTAGTAGTCAGAGTTACTAGTGTTTAAAAAACCATCTCTGTTAAAAGTAAGACCGTATCTTTCCTCTATAGATTGTATAATAAGCTCTATTCTTAATGCAGGTTTTAAATCTAAGTAATTAAGACCTCTAGGCGTGTTATTTTCTGAGTTAGCAGTTGTAGCATCGTACTTTAAGTTTCTGCTTTCTGTACTTCCCTCAGTAGGACTATTACCCTCTATATCTGTGTCGAAGAAGTAGTAGTTTTTACCACTTATAAATGGAAAACATAAGTTTTGATAGTCAACAGCTACGGTGTTTTGAGGATTTCTAAGTTCTTGATTAACTTCATCCCATACCCATCCATAACGAAGACCGTCTTTGGCAAAATCTGCATCATACTCAAACTTATATTTATCTAAAACAGTAGGTATTGATGTATTAGATGCTTTTACACCTAAGTCTTTGAGCTCATCGTCTCCGAATATGTCTTTTAAGCTAACTGTCTCTCCATAAAAAACTATTTTGTAGCTAAGAGGTGAGTTATCCTTCATAGATACGTCTAAAAGGCTTATTTTGCCTTTTTTGTAGTCTGCACCATCAATTTTAAGTATTCCATCGACTTTAAACCTTGCATCAAAGCCATTATCTATATACCAATTATAATAGTGCTTAAATACCTTATTATTGTTTCTAGACGCAGGAACACTAAATTCTCTACTATAATCTGTAAATATTTTAGATATATCTCTTATATCTTGTATTTTAGAGGTTATATTTATGTCTTCAAAGTCATATAACTCTAGCCTTTCGTAAGGGAAAGTAGTTGTATCGGTGTCTATACCTGTTTTTATGTATAATTCTATGTTTTTATCCATTATCTAACACTATTTATAGTATCGTAAGCAAATTCTAGTTCAATATTGTATTCTATAAGAGAATCGTTAAGTCTTGTCTTAAAACTCATATCAGAACTCTTAATATTTACAGGTAAAGTGTTGTTTTCGTAGTTTATCCATACATCTTCACTCAAAAGAAGCTGTTTAAAGACCTCATTGTACTCTTCGGGATAAAAACCACTACTTAATGATAAAGTCTGCTTACCTTTCTTAAAAAGCGTCTTATATTGGTGTTTAGATGTGTCGTAAGAGCCTTGCACTAGAGTATTTGCTCTAAATGACTTGTCTTCTACATTCATTTTAAGTTTAGATGTCTTAAAGAACCATAAATCTTGATAAGCACCAAATCTGTTAACAAAAGTTATCTTATTAGGTGTATATTTACATTCAGATATGTTTTCAACTCTTAAAAAGTCTATATCTCCGTTACTATGCTCAACGTATACTGATTTTGTAGGAAAAATAGAGTATTCTCTGTCAAATTCAGTTAAACATTGACCTCTTTCAAATGTACCTCCGTTACTAAGCACCCTAGATTCAAAAGATTTAGATGATGTTATTACATTTGATACATATTCTATTTGCTCACTACTATCTGTTGAAGAAGATACTGATGTTGCATATACATCTCCACTCTCATCTTCAAAGCTAACTCTAACAGTATTTTCTGTATCTACAGGTACTATTAATGCTTCGTCATCTAATTTAAGTATCTTTGTGTTTGATAATAGCACGTTTTGTTGAAGCTGTGGTTGTCTACCGTCTTCAAAGTAACCATAACCCTTAAATCCTCTAAATCTAGTCTCTGTAGGAGTGCCATTTACAGCTCCGTTTAGATACATAGACTCTATAATGTCTACCCAATATACATCTTGAGTATAATTACCGTCAAAATTAGTTTCTATGTAATCATTTACTAATTCAGATATGTTTATACTAGCTTCGTT